GGAATCAGAGATAGAAATATAAGATGTCCTAAATGTTATAAGCCCAAAACCAAATCGTATTTAAGAAAGATTGAACGTGCAGAACATAACAAGATAGAGTATGCAAAAAATAAAGAGTGCGTTATTTGCAAAAATATATTTCATAATAGCGATGAACGCAGAAAAACATGTTCGACTGAATGTGCAAAGGTATTAAAAGAATCTAATTATGGTTTAAAAAGATTCAGACATAAAGGCGGTGCAATCGTAGATTATGGAATAACTTTAAAACGAATATATGAAAGAGATAATGGAAAGTGTTGGATATGCGGATGCCAAACAAGTTTTGATGATGTTCTTTATACAAAAAATGGATATAAGTATTGCGGAGACACTCATCCAGTGAAAGACCATATAATTCCACTTTCTTATGGTGGTGATGAGTCATGGGAAAACATTCGGTTGGCTTGTTGGAGATGTAATAAAGAAAAATCTGACACAATAGTTAATATTAAAGAGACCGAAAAAGGGAAGCGGATAGTAGTTTCCGAACGCTGTGGAAAAAAAGATGGTTCAATTCCTATTGCTCAATACTCGACAAGTGGAAAACTTATCAAAGTTTTTGATTCTATAATGCAAGCGTCGAGAGAGACAGGGATTAGTCATAGCCAGATAAGCGCAGCCAGAACAGGAAGGCAAAAAACTGCACATGGATATATCTGGAAAAGTTTACAGCCCAACTTGAAGGCTTAAAAATCAAGGTGATAGGAGGTGGCAACATGCCAAAGAATAAGCAACCAAAGGACTCCACTCCTGAGTCAATAGAAATTGCGTGGAGAGAAGAAGGCGAAATTGGAGCAGTAAAGGCTTCAATCGTAAAATATGCGAAAGTTTTAGATATGACGGACAGCGGTCGAGATATAAAACCGCTAGTTACCGGAATGTTTGAAATGGTGGATAGACTCAAAGCCCTTGAAGCTAGAGATAGCGAAATCAAAAAAGAGACTCCATTATTTACAATATTAAAGGCAGCTAATGAGTGACAAAGGTTGTCAAAAACCAACATTCCATCATGCAGAACCATACGAAAAAACAGAAGGGATTTTCGCGTCTCAATTATCTGCAAGTTATGATTTAAACCCACATGAATGGCAAAACGACGTTTTGTGCGATTGGCTTGCGGTAGATAATGACGGAAAACTTATTCATAATTATTGCATTTTGATGGTTCCTCGACAGAATGGAAAAACAGGAGTTAGTGATCCTCGAGAAACGTGGGGCTTAGTTAAAAGAGGAGAAAAGATACTCCATACCGCGCAAGAATTTCAAACAGCAAAAAAAGCTTTTGATAGAATGCGAAAAAAATTCGGAAGTAGAAAAAATGATCCTTATGCTGAATATCCAGAATTAAATGCTTTAGTTGACCATTACACAGTCAGCGCTGGTCAAATGGTTCTTGATTTAATAAACGGAGGACATATTGAGTTTAGAACAAGGGGCAACAATTCGGATATGGGTCGAGGTGGTACCTTTGATCTGGTTGTAATCGACGAAGCTCAAACCTATACAGAAGAACAAGACGCAGCCTTATCGCCACTTAACTCGGCAGCACCAAGCGGTTCCCCTCAAACTATATTGATGGGAACACCTCCACTCGTATTGAGTGGAAACAAAGGCTTGATTTTTATGCGCTCCATTGAAAAATGTCATAATTTACCAGAGCAAGGTGTCTGTATAGCGGAATGGGCAGTTGATGAAATTGGAGATATATCGGACGTAAAACGATGGTATAGAACGAATCCGTCCCTGGGTTATCAGTTGTTGATTTCTGCGCTTGTGAAAGATTCGTTGAACATGTCATCTGATACATTCGCGAGAGAACATCTCGGATTGCTTCCGAAACAACATGAGACATTAAATTATGCAATCCCTCAGGACTTATGGGATAAATGTTCTTCTGCAGAACTTAAGCCAGAAGGCAAGACAGCCTATGGAGTGAAGTTCTCAGCTGATGGTTCAGAAGTATGCCTTTGTGGAGCGGTTATTCCAGCAGATGGTGCTCCAAGGATATCACTGATCGAGAGAAGGCCAACAGGGCTAGGAACCCAGTGGCTTGCTGACTGGTTAAATGCCAGATATGAGAAGGCTTCTTGTGTCGTGATTGATGGTAAGAATGGTGTTGATGTGCTGGTTGATAAGATCATTGGCACTTGGAAATATAAGGGGTCTGTAATAAGACCTTCTGCCAGAGATATGATTGCTGCAGTCGGGCTTCTGATGGACTCATTGAATGAACAAAAAATAACATGGTATGAAAAACAATTGAATCTGAGAGAGTCAGCAGTCACTTCTGTGAAAAGACCTATAAGTGGTGGCTGGGGGTTCGGTGGAGATAATTCCACTCCGATAGAAGCTTGTGCTCTGGCTCTCTGGGGATGTAAACAAAGTAGGCGTAATCCTACGCGTAAAATGCGAATCGGATAGGAGTATGTGATGATTACACTTAATGCAATGGCGGTTGACAGGCTTCCATATGAGGAACAGGTCAAGCTGAGTACGTTGATCAATACATATAACACGTATTACAGCAAGAATCTTATCAAGAACGAATATTATGAGGGTTGTATAAGGCTTAGTAAGGTAAATCTTGGGATTGCTCTCCCTCAGGGACTCCAGAGATTAGAGATTGGCTGTGCCTGGGGTGCAAAAACTGTTGATGTTCTTGCAGCCAGGTCTATGTTTGATGGATTCGTTGGAGCTGATGGTTCAGAAGTTGAGGATCTTCTCCGGATGACTATCGAGAATGATCTGATCGAGGAATATGCGAAGGCTTGCCGTGATGAGCTGAAGTATGGTTGTACTTTTGCCACACTGAGCAAGTATGGATCCGATAGCTGTAAGGTTCGGTTCCATTCCCCTCAGACGGCTTCTGCTCACTGGAATGGTGAGAAGGGGCGCATTGATTATGGCTTCGCAATAATTGATACGGTCCCAAACAATTACAATACAGATTGCAACACAGACTGGACTCCGTCATTAATTAATTATTATACAGAAGATGCGGTCTGGGTTCTTCAGAGAACAGGCGCAGATTACTGGGTTGCAGATAAGTACCCTCACAAGATGGGTAGACCTCTGATGGAACCGCTTATATGGAACGCAACGAGTAATAAGCCGTTTGGTAGATCAAGAATTAAGGAACCTATCAGAAGGCTTATAGATGGATATGTCAGAACCATTGCAAATGCGACAATCGGGCTTGAATTTGCTACCTCTCCACAGAAGTATCTGCTTGGAATCACAGATGAGCAGTATGATGCGGTAATAAATCAGAAGTTCAAGCAGTACGTTGGGAATATCATAGCTTCTACATGGAATCCAGAGACAGGGGAGAAGCCATCCTTTGGCCAGCTTCAGCAGGGCAATATATCTCCTCATGTAGAGATGATCAGAATCCTTGCTACTCAGTACAGTGCAGCTACCGGATTAAGTGTTACAGATACAGGGGTAGTCAATGATGCGAATCCAACTAGCTCTGATGCAATTCTAGCACAGAGTCAGACACTGATAGGAATGGCAGAGCAGCTGAACACTGGAAACGGCAATTCTCTTCGTATAATCGCTCAGATGATGCTCGCAGTTGCTAATAACGTAAGTCTTAATGAACTTACTGATCAGCAGAAGGATATTATTGCACACTTCAAGAGCCCAGCAATGCCAAGCGTGGCAATGACTACTGATGCAGCTATCAAGATTGCAAGTGCTCGCCCAGAGTTTGCAAGTACAGATGTATTCTTGGAAATGATTGGATTTGACCAGGCGCAGATCAGAAGAATTAAGGCTCAGGAAACAATGACACGAGGGCTCAACCTAGTTAGTCAGATAATGGATGAGGATGTGGTAGAAAATGAAGCTTAGTTCTAAGGATTGGAGCAAATTTGTCAGCTTACTAAGAACATTAAGTGATAGTGCGTATAAGGAGTTCAATACGGCAGTTATCAAGAACGGATGGAACAGTATAGCTTACATGGACGGACCTCAGACAGAGATGCTCAATTATGCTTATGCGCTTGTTACGAAGTATGGAGAAGCTACTGCATCATTATCGGCTCTGATGTATGATCAGGTGGCAGAGTCTGAAGGGGCAATAGTTCCTCCGGCAGTGCCGGCTAAAACTGCTAATTATGGAGCGGTTGCAAAAGCGATAAAGGGCGCACAGAAGTTTTCTCAGAATGCTGATTATATTAGTAATGTAGTTGGCAGAATGGTTAAGCAGGCCGGAGCAGATACCACTCTACAGAATGCTCTTAGAGATGGTTCACAGTTTGCTTGGATTCCGTCTGGAGATACTTGCGCTTTCTGTATAACGCTTGCTTCAAGAGGTTGGCAATATGCTTCCAAGGATACCATCAAAAATGGTCATGCAGAGCACATCCATTCCAATTGCGATTGTAATTACTCGGTAAGGTTTGATAACAAATCAACAGTTGCCGGTTATGATCCGGATAAATACCTGGAAATGTATCAGAATGCTGATGGAAACACTCCTCAGCAGAAGATAAATGCTCTCCGAAGAATGGAATACCAGGAGAATAAGGAAAAGATAAACGAACAGAAGCGAATAGCTTACAAGAAACGTACAGAAGCTTCTGAAGAATGATATTAGGCATCCGAAAGGGTGCTTTTATTATACGCAAAAATGGCAACTCGTGCCTTTAAAACGAGGAATTTTACTCAAAAGGAGGATTACAACATGGAAGAGACTACTACTGCACAGGCAGGAAACGAAACTCAGAGCACTTCTGAGGACAAAACATTCACTCAGGCAGAGGTCAACAAGATCGTGCAGGAGAGAGTTCTGAAAGAAAAGGCGAAGTATGAAGGATTCGCTGATCTGAAGGAAAAGGCTGCAAAGTTTGATGCTTTAGAGGAACAGTCCAAGACTGAACTTCAGAAGGCACAGGAAAAAGCCGACAAATTGCAGAAGGAGCTAGATGGAATCAAGACCGAAAAGGCTCTTTCAGAAATGAGAAGTAAAGTTGCAACTGATACAGGTGTTCCGGCAGAGCTTCTGACAGGAGAAAACGAGGAAGCTTGTGTTGCCCAGGCGCAGGCGATTTTATCTTTTGCAAGCACAAAAGGCTATCCGTCAGTAAGAGACGGTGGCGAAACTTTAAATGTTGGCAAGCCGTCAGTATCACAGCAGTTTGCCAATTGGTTTAACGAACAAACATAGGAGGAAACTAAAATGTCAGGAATTAGTACAAACAGAACAAATATCGAGCTTCCTGTTGAGGTATCGCAGGAAATAATTGCAAAGACTCAGGAAGCATCTGCAGTAATGAGCCTTGCAAGACAGATCACTCTTCCTGGAAGAGGAATTGAGATACCAGTTATTACTTCTGATCCGGAAGCCGCATGGGTAGCAGAGACAGGCGCAAAGCCAGTATCTAACCCAGATCTTTCACAGAAGATTATGAGAGGCTACAAGCTTGCAGTTATCGTTCCTTTCTCAGAAGAATTTACACGTGATGCAAGCACTCTCTATAACGAAGTTATATCAAGACTTCCAGGAGTACTTGCTCAGAAGTTTGATAATACAGTATTTGGCGGAACAGCTAAGCCGGGTAGCGACTTCGATAACTTTACTGGAGTTACACAGCAGAGCATAGCTCCTGAATCACTCGGAGACGTTACTCCGGATGCTTATGGTGCACTTGTTTCAGCTGATACAGATATCGCTATTCACGGTGGTATTTCAAATGGCTACGCACTTTCACCACAGGCAAAGGGAATATTCCTTGCAGCTAGAGATGAGGATGGAAGACCTCTGTTTATCAACAACGTAGCAGAAGGCGCTATTCCTATGATTCTTGGACAGAAGACACTTATCACTAAGGGTGCTTTCGTTCAGGGCACACCAAACATCGTAGGATTCGTAGGTGACTGGTCAAAAGCTATGTATGGAATCGTTCAGGGAGTAAGACTTGATATTTCTAAGGAAGCTACACTTACACTTGCTGATTCAAGCACACTTTCACTGTTCCAGAACAACATGATCGCAGTTAGAGCAGAAATCGAAATCGGCTTCCGTGCTGATACTTCTGTATTCAATGCTCTTACAGCTGCATCTGTTCCATCAGTTTAAGAAGCAAAGGGAGTCGGGGCAACTCGGCTCCTGTTAACTGAAAGGTGGTAGCGAGATGGCATATGCAACATATACAGATGTTCAGACTCGTTTGGGTATTGTTTTTTCTGCTCAGGAACAGGGTATCTGCACAAGTTTACTCGATAGAGCAGCCTTGATGATTGATTCTTACAAGACTTCAGAAGGAGCTTTAGAAGCTGCCAAGAAGGAAGTATCAATCAACATGGTTGCCAGAGCAATGAATAGCACTACGGCAGATGTTCCTATTGGCGCAACACAAGGGTCAATGAGTGGATTAGGGTACTCGCAGAGCTGGACTATATCCAATGGAGCCACTGGGGAGCTTTATTTTGATAAGAACGATAAAAGGCTCCTTGGGGTTGGAAATGCAATAGGCTCATACTCACCAATAGAAGAATTAGTCCCTAACTTGGAGGGTTAGCAATGAAGGGTATAACAGTACAACTTGTGGTTAAGACACAGACTGGAACAGATGAATTCGGGGCTCCTGTTTATGAGGAAACCCTCGAGACTGTCTCTGATGTGCTGATTGGACAGCCTTCCACAAACGACCTTGCAGATTCCATAGATCTGGATGGAAAGCGGATTGATTATGTTCTTGGAATCCCTAAGGGTGATACGCATAACTGGGTTGATACAGAGATTATTTTTTTTGGTCAGCGATTTAAGACAGTTGGCTATCCTCAGACAGGCATCCAGGAGAACATACCGCTCCGCTGGGGGCAGAATGTGAAGGTGGTCCATTATGGCTAATAAAATTAAGGTAAAGCTAATCAGCAGTGGAGTCCGGGAACTTTTGAAAAGTTCTGAGGTGCAAAACTTATGTGTTTCGCTTGCAGAAGACCGCCAGGCAGGACTCGGAGAAGGTTATGAGGTTCAGACTCGTAATTATCCAGAACGTGCCGGAGCCATTGTGGTAGCAGTATCGCCTAAGGCCATTAAGGAAAACCACGAAAATAATACATTACTGAAGGGAGCGACCAAATGATTATTGAAAAGGTTATCTGTGATTATCTGAATACCAAGCTTGATTGTTCGGCTCTCCCGGAGAAGCCAGATCGACCATTCGGAAGGATGGTATTTGTAGAAAAAACAGGTGGAAGAGGTGAGCATATTACTGAATCTACTGTCGCAATTCAGTCTTACGAAACATCACTATATAAGGCTGCTTTACTTAATGAAAATGTTAAGGCTGCCATGCGTACTCTTACAGAAGTTCCTGAGGTATGCAAGGTAACTCTTAACTCTGATTATAACTTTTCAGACACGACAACGAAGGAATACCGCTATCAAGCAGTATTTGATATCGTTCACTATTAATACAGGAGGATAAGAAAATGGCAACAGGAGGAAATACTTCCACTAATGTTACAGCTGGTAAGCCTAAGATAACAGGAGCTGTATTTGTAGCCCCTCTGGGAACAACTATTCCTACAGACGCTACATCTGCTCTTGATAATGCTTTTGAATGCTGTGGTTATATCTCTGATGCAGGAGTTGTTAACACTAATACAGCATCTACTACAGCTGTAAAAGCTTGGGGTGGTGATACTGTATTTGATATTCAGACAGAAAAGCCAGACCAGTGGAAGCTTACATTCATAGAGCACAAGAACCTTGCAGTCCTTAAGACTGTTTATGGTGCAGAAAATGTAACAGGCGATCTTGATACGGGAATTACCATTACCGCTAATTCTAAGGATCTTGATACTCAGATCTTCGTTATTGATATGCTTCTGCGTGATAATACAGCAAAGAGAGTCGTTCTTCCGGTAGCAAAGGTTGCATCAGTAGGTGATATCACTTACAGCGACAGTGCAGCAGTTGGCTATGAGACAACACTTGGATGCTATCCGGACGAAGATGGAAATACTCATTATGAGTACATTATCAAGACCGAGGATCCGTCAATTTAAAAAATAATAGCAATATGTTTCCCGACATAACCACATTTATAGGAGAAAAAATATGAAAGAGACAATCACGTTATCTAATGGCTTCAAGGTTGAAGTCGATAAGGAAGTTGTAAAGACTTATAGGTTTTCAAAAATAATTGCAAGATGTTCTTCAGAGGATGCTGGAATAAAGCTTAATGCTACATTCCAGGTTCTGCCGGCACTCATAGGAGCTGAGGGAGAAGAAAAGCTTCTGGAGTATCTTGAAAAGAAAAACAAGAAAGAACCGACTGTTGATGAGGTAAGTGACATCATTACAGAAATCTTCGAAAAGCTGAAAGCTGAGGATGAAGAGGTAAAAAAATCTTAACCCTCTCACAGATGATGATCGGTGGAGAGGATGAACTGATATGCGACTTTGCAGAATATTACCACATCTATGATATCCATTCACTGCCATTTATGTACCTTGTAACTCTTGCAAATGGGTTAAGAAGTGATTCAAGGTGTAAATCAAAAATAACTGGAGTAAATGGATTTAAAGATTCTGTAGAAGAGCGCTTATTGGCACTTATATTTGATACAGTCAGCTGGCTGAAATGGGCGAAGACAGAAGATGGTTCTAATAATGTTAACCATCCTAAGAGCCTGTATGATGCCATATTTGGTGAGAAAAATAATTTTGAGCCAGAGTACAAAGAATTTGATTCTGGCGAGGATTTTGACCGTAAATGGAAGGAGATTATAAATCATGCCAACAATAGCTGAAGCTTATGTTCAGATAATTCCATCTGCGGAAGGTATATCAGGCAAGATATCAAGTGCGTTAAATAATGAAGCTGAGAACGCTGGAGCTTCCTCGGGTGGGAAGTTTTCCAGCGCTTTTTCTAATGGCTTAAAGAAGGCAGGAAAAGGAGCGGTTATTGCGATAGGTGCAGCCACTACTGGTATTGCAGCTCTGACGAAAGCAAGTATAAGCGGATTTGCAGAAACGGAACAGCTGATGGGTGGTGTTGATACATTATTCACTCCAACCCAGTCTATGGATGAGTTTGTTACAGAACTTGGGAAGATAGGTGTTTCTGCAGAAGAAGCTGCCCAGAGATATACAGCCGGAGCTGACATTGTAAAGAATAATGCAGCTGAGGCATATAAGACCGCCGGCATTTCTGCGAATGAATACATGACACAAGCTACCTCTACTGCTGCAGCAATGGTTAGTTCCTTAGGTGGCGATACTGTAGCTGCTGCCAAGCTTGCTGATCAGGCGATAATTGATATGTCTGATAATGCTAATAAGATGGGAACCAGCATGGAGGCAATTCAGAATGCGTATTCTGGTTTCGCCAAAGGCAACTTTACCATGCTTGATAATCTTAAACTTGGTTATGGTGGAACAAAAGAAGAGATGGAGCGACTTCTGGAAGATGCTGAAAAGCTTTCTGGAGTTGAATATGACATATCTTCTTATGCTGATATTGCTCAAGCTGTCCATGTAATACAGGAAAACATGAATATTGCCGGAACTACCGCAAAAGAAGCCTCCACGACCATTTCCGGATCCATCCAGTCAATGTCAGCTGCCTGGTCAAATCTTGTCACAGGAATGGCTGATAAGAATGCAGATGTTCCGGGACTGGTTAATCAGTTTGTTGAATCTGTCGGAACTGTCGCAACGAATATCCTTCCGGTGGCAGAACAGGCTCTTGTCGGTGTTGGAACCCTCATAGAACAGCTTGTTCCGGAAATCATGAACCGCATTCCGACATTTATTTCTGACACCTTGCCAAGTCTGATTGAATCAGGAATCAGTGTGGTTGAATCCATAATCACAGGTATCCAAGAGAATGCGGAACAACTGGGAAAATCAGCTGCAGAAATAATCTCGATGCTGGTGGTTGCAATTTCCGATATGGCCCCCGATTTACTCAATGCAGCGCTCATAATAATCGAGGCTCTGGCATCGGGACTTGCGGAAAATTTAGACACAATAATTCCGGCTGTGACATCCATGATTTTAGAGATTGCAAATGTACTTGTGACTCATGTCGATGACATAATTGCAGTTGGATTCCAGCTGTTTAGTTCCTTGATTCAGGGAATTTTACAGGCCTTACCAGTCATAATTCAGCAACTTCCAGTTCTCTTAGAAGGCCTGATAAACGGACTCATGGCCCATCTTCCGGAAATTGTCCAGATGTGGGTTGATCTCATGAGCTGTCTGTCCGAGGCTCTTCCAGATATTGTGGATTCCTTGCTTCAGGTTCTGCCAGAATTGCTCGTTCAGATAATCGAATATTGGACAGGTCCGGGCGCAGCGCAACTGCTGTCAGCAGCTTTGAAAATGTGGGAAGCACTGACCAAGGCTCTCGTAATAATTGTTGCAAGAGTAATTGCCGGAATCGGTACTCTCATTAGGAATATTGGGTCGGAAATTGGTGGCGCAGATGGAAAAGTCCTTAGTTCTGCAAAGAAAATGTTCGAAGGACTGTTTACGGCTGCAAAGGACATTATTACCAAGGTCAAGACTGGGATTTCCAACGGACTCAACACTGTCATTAGTTTTATAAAAGGACTTGGATCCAAGATGGCTGAAGCTGGAAAAAACCTTATTACAGGCCTCTGGAACGGTATTAATGATAAGTTTGAATGGGTCCTTGAAAAGGTAAAGGGACTAGGGAAGGCTATTCTTGGAAAGCTGTCATCCGTATTTGAAGAAAAATCGCCATCTAAAGCTACTGAGAGAATTGGTAAGTATCTCGGAGAAGGCCTTGGAATCGGATGGGAAGACAGTATGAAGAAGGTTAATGCTGAAATAGGCAAGGACCTCAACTATAAGGGAAACATTGAAGTTGATTCTACCTTCAAGGATGACTTTGAGGAAGGTCTGCAAGTCGCTGCTAATGGTCTTGGAGCTTCTGTACCAACTACTGCCAATGAGGATAATTCAAGCCTTGAGGGAGCTACTATCATAATCAATGACAGCATATCACTTGATGGCACACCTCTGAAGGATGTCGTTGCCAAATATACCATTCAGAAGATTGGTAATGAAATGAGGGCGATGAAGGTGTCGAAAGGAGGCTTCAATGCTATATAGAGGAGATATTAAGTATAATAATATAAGCTCTGCGACTTATGGGCTGATCATTACAGATGTTCCAGAGCTGGAGCACTCACCTATTATCCAGGATGTCTGGCAGATTCCTGGAAGGGATGGGAACTTGTATGGAACGGATATAAGTCGTGGAGATGCAGAGATAAAGGTTAAATTTGCGCTACACAAAACAGGAGCGGTTGGAAGCAATACTTCTTATCAGTCTGTTCTTAATTCAGTATATCAATGGCTGAATGGTGGGGAAGGCGGTTCAAGGCTTGTTCTGTCAGATGATCCCGATATGTTCTATGAGGTTCAGCAGGTTAATATATCTAATGATAATAGAGTGATAGTTACATTCGGATATATTGAGGTGACGTTTACTGTTTATCCGTTTAAGTTTAAGAAGACCAGTACTGCTACAGGAACAACAGTTGATGAAGATTCTTCTGAAACAGTTACTCTGATAACAGATCCTTGCAAGCCGTTATACAAGTATTCTGCAAGTGAGAATGGATCCATCACAATTAATGATAAGGTGTTTAATGTATTTGCCGGCACGGATATATATATTGATGTCAGAAGGCTAATTGCTTACAACTCAGTCGGAGCTGCTTCGGTGGTTGGCGGTGATTATAAGGATCTGATGTTAAGAAACGGAAGTAATACGATCACTACAAGCGAGGGTGTCAGCGTAACAATAACGGATGCAAGGGAAGGGTTCATAATATGATTAATATTTATGACAAAACAGAGACTGTATTTAATCATAGCGGTCTTGCCACTCTTGAGCCAATTGAATGTGTGTTTGCGCCAATGATCAATGATGTCTGGAAATTGGAGCTGACTCTGCCTTATGATTCTGATGAGAAATATAAGACTGTACAGAACGATAGGCTGATTAGGGTTACTGATTTAGATGCAGTTTCTGAACAATCGAGTACTCAGATATTCAGAATATATGATTACAAAAAGGAAAGCAGCTCTGTTTATGTCTTAGCTTATCCTGTAGCACTTGATGCAAGATTTGAAGCGATTGCCGACCACTTAGATCTGCGGAATAAGTCTGCGAGTGATGCGATAGCAGTTATCAATAACATGGCTGTTAAATATACTGTTACGACAGATTTGACCACCACGAACACAGCCGAGTATGACAATGTCAACATGATTGAAGCTCTTAACGGTGAAAATGGTTTTGTCCAGAAGTGGGGTGGTGATATCTGCTATGATAATTATAATATTAAGGTTAGGGAAGCTTTAGGGAATCAGAATAGTAATTTTGATATACGGTACGGAAAAAATATCCAGGCGATGAGTATAGAAGAAGACACTTCTAACGTGATTACTCGTATTTATCCGAAGAGTTCGAGAGGTGATATCTTTAATGCGATAGAGCAGTATGCAATCGGTGAGACCAGGTATATCGATTCGCAGTATATTGACATGAATCTGATTCATAATTACTTCGTAGAAGTGCCACACACGCTTGTTACGCTGTCAGACGATGGCAGTGAGGAATATCTCAGATCACAGCATTACTATGAGAATATTTTCACAAACGCACAGACGGCGATAAATGTTCTCACGAATACAATTCTTAGAGGGGGCGGTTCCTATTCTCCAAACATCAACCTGGAGTGGATTGCCTGGTTTGCTACTCTTACCTTTGAGCAGAATGGCACGGAGGGATTTGCGGAAAGAGTGGCGAGGCTTGCCTGTGTAAACTGTGTTGATGACGAATATAAAGAACTGGTTAGTAAAGCTGTACATGATGCCTTTTCTGATTATTTTTCCACGATTATTTCGGATACTTCTTATGATTGGGTTGAGCAGCCTACGTCCTATGGTACTGGGTTTGCGTATTGCCCAGACGATAATTTAGATTGGCGTTGGAAGGACACATGGATTAAAGATGGCAATAAATGGAAGTATGTTGATGCTGACGGATACTATTATGAAGATGCTGAGCATGAAGCTACCGGATTCGACTGGTATAAAAAGAAGGGGCTGAAGTACAAGAGATATGGAAAGAAGAGCAAAGAGCCCAAGAAAGGAGAAGTAGAACACTTTAAATACTATCTTCATGACGAACATTATAAATTGAATGATGTCTGGTACTACTTTAATTCTCAGGGTAAGGGTATAAAAGGAAAAAATCTTTTGACAACCGCAGGACTAATGGGGTTGTATGATGGCGTTGTTGAATATATACAGAGCAATGTGGAAGAGGGAGAGGCTGGGTTGTTCGAACTTCTCTACACACAGATGTATAACCACTGTATCAATATGTTCACCGAGGATGGGGTGGACATTCCTGCTGTGAATATGGAGATTGACGTGGTCGACCTTTCAAAGACCACGGAATATAAGGATTATGAAGAACTATTAAAAGTTCACTTAGGTGATAAGGTTAAGTGCGTAAACTATAAACTGGATCGTATTTCCACCGAGCGTGTAATTGGTCTTGAGTATGATGTAATCCGTGGATATAACCGCAAGGTATATATAGGTGAGACTACTAATTCAGTAATAAATATGCTGAATATCTCCAACACAGGCCAAACGAAGCTCATCCCTGGTGAGGGGGTTGAAATAAAAAACAACGTGATCAGCATTAAGCCACAGTTTTCTGGACTTAAGGACGTAATAGTCAATGGTGAGTCTGTAGTAATAGGTGATGTTGCTTCTTTTGATTTAGATGAACCTGTAATTGAAGGAACAGGTCTTGAATACTTCGTTGAGTCTGAGCATACCATCTCAGGAGATGATTCATATCAGAGAGGACAGATAGAACACGATTCGGATTACCTATCAAAAAATATCCTAGCAGAATATGATTACTTAAGATATAAAGTGACTCTGAGTGCTACTCCAAGCTCCAAGGTTATATATGGAACATTTGAGGGGGTTGATATTACTTCCATGAATACCGGTGGTGCTTCAACTCCCGGATTCATGATGCTTTCTAAGAAGCAAAGCGACTTGAGTGTTGCATGGCATTATATTGATACTGCCGGGGGAGAAGACGATCATGGAGTCAGAGGATATAATGACGAAACTGATGTTCACCACTTATTGTCCTATGAATTATATTATCAGACCGGAACTGCTGTAGTAGAAGGCGAGACATGGTATGGAATATTCTTCTATCTACTTCATGGCGGAATGGATTCAGAAAGTGTTACTGGAGATATAAGTTCCACTATTAAGTTTATTGGTAATTTACAGAATCCTACAGTATATGCTACTTGTTCAGCGTTTATGTCAGCACTTCTGAGCAAGAAGGAAACAGTTAAGGTTTACAATGGCATAGCTAGACATAACAAGCTTGCCTTTTTTGCCGGTGGTTCGGATGATGAAGGAACTAATGCTCCAATCAAGATATATGCAAATGGAACTACAGAAGGATTATCCACTATCAGAGACGTGACAGTTGATGGTAATTCAGTAGTACATGATGATGTTGCAGAGATTGACCTTAGCGGAAAGCAAGATGCTCTGACAGCAGGAACTAATATAGATATTCAGAATAATACTATTGATACTTCCTTTGGTGACTTTGTCGGTTCAGCTCATGGCTTAGTGCCGGCCGCTTCGGGGAGTGATTCGGGAAAGGTTCTGAAAAGTGATGGAACATGGTTTGCCGGAGCAGTTCTTCTGACTATGGCTGACTATAATGCTCTCTCTGCTGCTCAGAAAAACAATGGAAGCATTTACTTTGTATATTCTGAAGCAGACCCAGATTATGATTATCTGTCTGTGAAGAATGGTGAGATTATAGCAAGGAAGCATAAAACTACCGGAGAAGTAACATGGTGGTTTGTCGGGTATTCAAATGGTGGTAATGATTGGCAATTCCCTTCAGAATATCAGTCATGGCTTCCACAGGATAGCTTGATATATGGAGTCAGTTATGATTCTGATACTACCACTATTAATGCTCAAGTAGGATTTTATATAGGATATGTCAGAGAGTGGACTTATGACCTTGGAAACTTTTGGCCTTATCCAACATGGGGAGTAATCACTAATAGCGGTGGTCAAGGACAGACTAATCTATGGAGCAGTCCACCGGATACGAATCTTGAGAACGCTATTTTTTATATGAGCCATAAGTTTTCATCAGTAGAAGGGGGATAATTATGACATTTACACTTACTCAATTATGGCAGTTATTCCTTGCTATGTGTGGTTCAATAGCCACCATAGCCGGAGCTGCTGCTGTGATTTATGCGATATATAAAAAAGCAAAACAGCCGGATACTGAGAGGGACGAAACCTTGGCAAAACACAGTGAATTACTAGATAACGATAACAGACGACTGAAGGAACTTGAGGATAGCAATAAAATTATTATGCAGTCCATGCTTGCCTTAATGAGTCATGCGATTGATGGAAACCATACCGAGGATTTGAAGCAGGCAAGGGATGATTTACAAAAATACTTGATAAGGAGGTAATGAACAATGGCAGACCTTACACCAAGGACTAGATCGGAGAGCTTCCTTAATGGGGAAGACTTAGAACCAATAACAAGAAGAGAACACTTTTATGCAGGCAGAGAGAGCGAACTTCCAGCAGGACACCAGGAGCCTGAGACTCGTGAAGAATGGTTTATTCAGAAGTACAGAGAAGCTGGAGATGTAACAGTTGAATCATTATCAATTACAGAGAATGGTACTTATACCGCTCCAAGTGGTAAGGCTTATTCTCCTGTAAGTGTTAACGTACCACTCCCAGACAATGCCTACTTACTTAAATCCATAGAGAATGTTAATATAGCCACCTTTACCGATGGCACAGACAACTTCGTGAAGTCGCTAGATGTGTCAATAGAACCACAGCAAGACCTACATGGGTATGATAGTCCGTGGGTTGGTGGTAGTGGGAAGAATAAGTTTGATTCTGATACAGTTTTGAGTGCATTTACTAAAAACAACAATAAATATGTCGGAAAACCCAGTTCTGTTGTTGGTACTTATGTTATAAGCGGTGGTTTTAAAACAAACACACAATATACATTATCATACAAAGCATATAATAATACTTCTACACCATCAAATTTTAGATTTGTCTTTATATATACAGATGAAACAGAAGAAATAATTGGAGGTTTCGTTGATACCACAACAGAAAAAGTTATAGTTGGAACATCGGCAAAAAATAAAACCATTTCAAAAATAACAAGAAATTATGGTAATGGTGTAGAACTTACATTATATGACATACAACTTGAAGAAGGTAGCACAGCAACATCATATGCCCCATACTCCAACATCTGCCCTATCAGCGGACATACAGAGGCGAATGTGGTTGTATCACCTACCACAGATGCGGAAGATGGAATAACCTACAACATCCAATTCAAAAACGGAGATAACCCACTCACAGTATATGGAGGTACGCTTGATGTGGTTAGTGGGGAGTTGAAAGTAGTACCTTACTATGATTCTTACAATGATGAAACGCTTGAGGGTGAATGGATATCTGATAGAGACGTTTATGCAGTAGGTACTACACCTACAATCGGAGCGCAAGTGGTTAATATCGGTGCAACACCTCAAACCTACCAACTTACTCCTACAATAATCAAATCCCTTCAAGGGGAGAACAACTTATTCGCTAGCACGGGGGAGATTGAACGGATGCAGTATTGGGGGGAGGTGAGCTGATGAGACTTCCTGATAAAGCCTATAACATCCTTAAGTGGATATGCTTAATCGCACTCCCGGCTCTGGCTGTCCTATATTTTACCCTTTCCAAAATATGGGGCTTGCCTTACGGGGCGGAAATCACTGCTACCATCAATGCCATAGCTGTATTCATTGGAGCACTTATTGGTATCAGCCAAATCAACATCAACAAGGAGGGTTCAGATGAAACGTGAGGATATAGTCAAGACCATCAACTCCCTTAAGGGGGAGAGTGGTCACAAGAAGGTTCTGGATGTGTATAATGGTCAGTGCCCTCTTCCAAGGGGATATAAGGTACAGCCTTCAGACCCATGGTGTGCTACTACAGTCAGCGCAGTCTTCCTGATGAATGGCTACTCTGACATTGCGGAATGCTCTTGCATAATGATGATTCAGAAGGCAAAGCAGCTTGGTATCTGGGTGGAAGATGATGCTTTTATTCCTCAGCCCGGTGATATAGTGATGTATGATTGGCAAGATGATGGCAAGGGTGATGATACAGGGACTGCCGACCATACAGGGATAGTTATTTCTGTAACCAAATCAAAAATATCAGTTCGTGAGGGTAACAAAAATAAGAGTATTGGTAACAGGGACATAACCGTCAATGGTGTTTGCATCCGTGGATATATCACACCACCTTACGAGACAGCGCAGAAGAATTCTATAACGAAAAAAACACCTAAGACTAGCAGTAAGTCATCTTCTGCAGAAAAGCCTAAGGAAAAGGCTCAGACGAAGCCACAGAGCCATTCTTATTATACAGTAGGGAAAACATACAGAGTTAAGGTTTCAACTGCGCTGAATGTTAGGAAAGGTCCGGGCAAGGACTGCGCCTTAGTCGGCTACAAAAACCTCACAGCTGACGGTAAAAAACATGCTTACAAGTCAGGCGCTCTGAAGAACGGAACTGCTGTAACTGTCCAGGAGATTAAGTTATTAAATGGATTTACCTGGATAAGAATCCCTTCCGGATGGATCTGCGCAGAAGTTAATGGAATCAAATATGTAATATAGCAATTTCGAGCATTTCGACTCCTTTTTAATGAGGGGCAGTGGTTTTTATTCATTTTTTCCACTGTCCCTTTTTTTATTGCTTAAAATGCTAAAAGGGGAAATAAAAGGGGAAATAAACGATTAAAATGACTATAATTGACATGGTTTTGTTGTTCAAAAATTGGCTGAAATACTACTATTTATGCGGAATACTAGTAATTTAGCCATTTTCTAAAAAAACAATTAAGGCATGTTATCCGCATTTATTTATGACTTGGAATGTCCTAATTTAGAGGCTTTCAAGCTTTTTTATTTCTGAAAAGGGGAAATAAAGGGGAAATAAGCAAAAGTTTTTTAAAAAAATACCGCACAATGTGTAATTTTTTATTGACATACCGCACAATGTGTGGTATTATAATATCAAGAACAGAGGAGAGATCAAAATAAAGGAGGACAAGGATATGTATAAAGATTATATATATATAA